AATCTAAATAATGCTAGAGTTTCGTAACCCCATCCCTGTTGTTGTAGAAAATGATAGGGATGGGTATGCAATTTATGTGACAAACGGTGGAAGTTTTGAGAATGATGTGTGGTGCGTAGTGCTATGTGATGGAGGAGAAGTGAGACATTATCTATCAAATCAAATAAGAATGTACGCTAACGCTACACTTGATATTAAAAAATTATATAATGTTTGATAGACTTATAGACGTAATTACAGAATGGTGGGCATATTTTATGCCTGCTATTATTATTCCTAATTATGAAGAAGCAGTTCTTCTTAGGAATGGTAAGTTTATAAAAGTGTTAGGACCAGGGTTTCACGTGAAACTTCCTATATTTGACGAAGTGATAAGTCATCATGTTGTTGTTACAACATTGAGTCTTCCTGCTCAATCATTATATACAAAAGACAAACAGAATATTGTTGTCAAAGGAGTGGTTAAATACAAGATAGCAGACGTGAAGATTTTCCTACTTGAGGTGTTCGATGCACAAGATGCATTGGCTGACATGACACAAAGCATAATTAAAAACATCATCATCACCACATCCATAGAAGAATGTTTAGATTTAGAATTAGATAATATTCTTACAAAGAAAGTTAGAGTGGAAGCAAGGAAGTGGGGAGTTGAAATTCAACAAGTTACGCTAACAGACATTGCTCCAATACGCAGTTATAGGATAATAAATGACTCAGTTTTAAACAATTTAGATTAGAGTAAATTACACTAATGCTATATTATCTGCAAAATTAGGCAGTTACATGTTCCTTCTCTTTGCTAATAAATTCACATTACATATTTTTACATTACAAACCAATTTTTAAAAGAACTACATATGGCCGATAATCAAGAACTTTCTCAATTTGGGAACTTTAGTATTGAAGATACTATGAATATGGGAATGGGTAGCTCAGAACTTCTGAACGATCTTATGTCTCCTGAAACAGCATCTAGTTCACCTGATGATGTTACAGTTATTAAAGACGAACCCCCTGCTCCTAAGAAAGCTGCTAAAGCTCCAGAAGCTCCTAAAGAAGAAGCAGCTCCTGCAAAAGAAGATTCATCCAAATCAATCCAAGACTTTCTTCTTGGTGATGAGGAAGAAGAAGATGGTGATGATGCTCCTGCAAAACCTGTAGCTAAAGAAACTAAGGAAGTTGAAAATGAGGAAGAAGAACCAGAAACATCACAATTTACAGCTCTATCAAATGACCTGTTTAAATTGGGAGTGTTTAACAAGGATGAAGATGAAGAAGATGTTGCTATTACATCTCCTGAAGAATTCCTTGAAAGGTTCAACCTAGAAAAGAAAAAAGGTGCAATAGACATCGTAGAAAATTTCATAGGTCAATTTGGAGAAGACTACAAACAAGCATTCGATGCAATATTTGTTAAAGGAGTTGATCCAAAAGAATATTTCGGCACATATAATAACATTCAAAGTTTCGCTGAACTTGATTTGACTCAAGAAGGAAATCAAGTGGCTGTATTGAAACAAGCTTTAGCTGATCAAGGATTTGATCCTGAAGATGTTGAAACAGAAGTTGAGAGACTTAAGAATTACGGAGATCTTGAATCAGTTGCAGCTAAACACCACAAAGTGTTGGTTAAAAAAGAAGCAGCTAAGTTGGCTCAAATGGAGCAACAAAGAGAACAAGAACTCCAAAAACAACAAGCCTTTAAACAGCAATACGTAAACAACGTACAGTCTGTTCTACAAGATAAACTTAAAGCTAAGGAATTTGATGGCATCCCCCTCAATCCAAAATTGGCTAACGAACTACAAGATTTCCTTTTGGTTGACAGATATCAAACCTCTTCAGGCGAAAAGCTTACAGAGTTTGATAGGCAAATTTTGGAATTGAAGAGACCAGAAAACCACGCACTTAAAGTGAAGATGGGGCTGCTTATGAAAATTCTAGAAACAGATCCAACACTATCAACCATTCAAAAGAGGGGAATCAGTAAAAAGTCAGATGACCTATTTAGTGAAGTGGCAAGACAAACGTCTAAATCGTCCATTAAATCTAATAAGTCATCTACACCCACCTCTTGGTTTCAATAATTACTAAAAAATAAAAGAACACAAAATGGCAATTCAAACAATCCCAGGTTTAACTGGATTTACGTATGCTCGTGTTGCTTCGATGGATAAGCGTGCTGTAGGTAAGCTTACAGATGCCAACCACCTTGAAAGCTTCCACAGCACAGAGCCTGCTGATTATGATAAAAAGATCATCAGCCTCTACACTCAAAGTTCATTGTACAGCAATGACTTCTTGGACATGATTAACAAGTCCACTCCTTATTACATTGACAACAATAGTGATGCATGGAAGTGGCAGGTACAAGTTCCTTACAAGTTTCCAAAGATCATCGATGTTCCTTTGGCTACTGAAGCACTTGTTAAGCCTGGTATTGATGGTCAAGAGTTCCAATTGGTAATTGACACAAATGAGTTCTCTAAGAACGCAATTGTTTCTGTAGGTACTCGTCAGTATGGTCCTAGGTTCTACGTTGTTAAAGATCCAGTTCCTTGGAACATGGGCTACCTTTACACCTTCACCTTGGTAAGTGACAATCCTACAGTTGATTTCGTAAGCTCTCAGTTCCTCGCTATTGGTGTTGAACTTGAGCTGGTTGACGCTGCAATTGGTGAGTTTGATCAAGACTTGCTTGGTCTTCCTCGTCTTGGTGAGCAAATCACTATGTTTGAATCTCTTGGTTCTGCATATGGTTATGAGCACAAGATCACTGAGTGGGCTGATGACAAGATGATGGTTGATGCTTCTGGCAAACCTTTGGACATCCTGGTTTACGCTCCACAGCGTAGGAACCAACTTCCTTTGACTAGGAATGATGTTAAATGGGAACCATTCATTGAGTTCTGGATGCGTAAGTCTATGCTTGAGTTGAAAGTTAAGCGTATGATTTGGAGCAAGCCTGGAACTGTTAAAACAAATGGTTCTAAGCAAGAATTGAAGCGTACCTCTGCTGGTGTTTACCACAGGATGCGTAACAATGGTAACTTGGTACAATACAATCGTGGTGAATTCACTGCAAACCTTATCCGTTCAGTTTTTGGTGATCTGTTCTATCGCAGGGTGGATGTTAAAGACCGTAGGGTTAAAATGTATACAAACGAAGCTGGTTTCGATGTATTCCAGCAAGCTCTTAAGACAGATGCTTTGAATTCTGGCTTGACTTTCATGGCTGATTCTGGTAACAGGTATCTACAAGGCGAAGGACAACACATCACTTACAACTTTGCATTCGATGCAATGGTTACTCGTGAGACTGGTCGTGTTGAACTGATTCACTTGAAGGAACTTGATCTTCCACAATCTAACCTTGAATTTGGTCAGAACAAAAAATCTACTCCTGTATTCATGGTGTTCGATGTATCTCCAATGAGCGATGGTTCAATGGTAAACAACATCCGTGAAGTAAGGATGAAAGGTGCACCTTCAATGACTTGGGGTTATATCGATGGTACTCGTCATCACTTGGGCTTTGCTAAGTCTCAGGGTATGTCAAGTGCTAACAAGTTCCCTGGTTATGAAATCTGGATGAAAGACCGTTGTGATGTATTCATTGAGGACTTGTCTCGTACAGTCTTGATTGAAGAGATCCCACAATTCTAAGGATCCCCTCCAAGGATAGTATCCTTGGACAATTATACCGAGAAGAGATTGCCCCCCACGTTCCCTGTGGGGGTGCTCTTCTCAACCTACAGAGTGTTGGATTGGGGTGTCTCCCATTCGCTACTCCTTCAGTGGAACCACTCTGCAACTTAACTACATATGGGCAAATACAAAGAGAATATTTTGCACTTAAGAAATGAAGGTAGAACATATAAAGAAATATGTAATATCTTAGGTTGTTCAATGTCTACAGTGTCTTATTTTACTATTTCTTCAGAAAGAAAAAGAGAATTAGAAAGAGGAGAAAAACTCAGAGAAACTGGAAAAGTGTATAAAGATAGAAAAAATTATAAATCTAGAAATAGGCAAATTGTAATAGATTATTTAAAAACACATCCTTGCATAGATTGCGGAAATTCAGATATTAGAGTTTTAGAGTTTGATCATGTAAGAGGAGACAAGTTAGGAAATATATCACATGCTGTACATAGAGTTTGGAAAACTGAAAAGTTACTAAACGAAATAAGTAAATGTGAAATAAGATGTTGTAACTGTCACAGAATTGTGACAATAGAAAGAAGAAATAGTAAAATAAACCAATAACAATTAACAATTAAATTTTATGGGCAAAATTGGAAAAATCTCTACATTAAAAAAAGAGTATAACAGCGCACAGCTTCAAACAATGCAAGGTGGTCTTGCACAGAAAGGTATGACAAGGATTCCTGGTACAGGAGTTTTTAAATATCCTTACAAGGAACTTGATGGTCAGTATAGGACAGGACTTAATCCTGAAGCATCTTACATCAGAAGAATTCAAGATCCTACTGAAAGAGAACTAGAAGTTGATCGTGTAACAGCTCTTAAGGCTAAACTTGAAGGAGCTTTGAATCTTGACCTTGGTCCTCGTTCTCAGTTTTGGAATAGTGGATTGTCACATTCACAACATGATGAACTTCATGTTCAAGCAGTTAAACTTCTTGATGGTGACAATTACTACGATCTTGATCAACCTCTCCAAGAACTAGCGTTCTCATGGCTCAGAGTCCATCCTACAATTGCAAGCTCTTATCAAGCTTGGGAACGTGGTGAATATCCTGCTGACATACAGTTTTATGTTGTAGATGATGAAATAGAAAATGCAATCGTCTTTAAGAAAAAGCAAATCATTAACAAAGCAATTGCCAAATTTGATGGAATGACTCCTGAGAAGAAGCGTAAAGTTGCTCGTTTGTTAGGCTTGCCTGTTACAGACAACACTAAAGAAGAAGTTGTATACAACCTTGTTGATAATATCATTAAAGAGACAGAATTCAAAACAGGTAAATTCCAAGGTCTTTCTACAGTTGAAGTGTTCAACCGCTTTGCTGACATGAAAGAAAATTTGCTCCATATTAAAGATCTTGTTAGACAAGCAATTAGTCATTCTATATATAGGGTTAAACCTAATGGACGAATTTACGAAGGGGAATACGAAGTGGCAATTGATGATGAAGATTTAGTAAAATTCCTTGCTGATGAAGATAATCAAGATGAGCTACTCACTCTTGAGCAAAAATTAAAAACTAAGAAACTAGCATCTGTATGATACCTGTAGATAGTTTATTGTATAAAATTGATCAGAAACTAAATAAACTATCGACTAACGAACATCAACAGATTCAGCTTGAAGATAAAATCTTAGCCTTGAATGAGGCTCAGATAAAGTTGATAAAGCAAAAGGTTGATGGATTTAGTGTAGTGAGTGGTCTAGGAATGGATTCTTTTAAGAAACGTTATGAAGACCTTCAGAGTTTAGTAGTAAATTATGCTCATCAGCCTCTGAATCTAACTCTAAAGAACACACAGCTAAATCAGTGGTTCGCATATTTACATGAGCTAGATCCCAAGTATATGTTCTACATTGATAGTTATATACTTGCTGATAAAGGAAGGTGTAAGGATAGAACAATATGGATCAATAGAGATCTTGCAAAACATGGTGACTTGTCACTTCTTTTGAATAACGATCACTACAAACCATCTTTCGAATATCAAGAAACGTTTAATTTTATATCATCTGACGAGATATCTATATTCACAGATGGTACGTTTACACCAAGTAAAATCTACATATCATACATGCGCTATCCTGTTTATATCAATAAAGAAGGATATGTAATGTTAGATGGACAAGATTCGTACGACCAAGATTGTGAACTAGAAACCTATCTCGAAGATGAACTTCTAGATTTGACAGTTCAAAACCTTGCAATGTACACTGAAAATGCATCTGCTGTGCAAAGTGCACAGTATAGGATACAAACAAATGAATAGTTTTTCATTACAATTTAAATAAAACAAAATGGCAGATTTTTCTCTAACTACGCTCTTCGTGGTTCCTGTTGGCTCAACAATAGCCAATAGTGGTTCTACGCAAGACTTGACCCCTGGAAAAGTGGGTTTTTTCAAAGCTGATTACACTGTTGCCACTGCTGGTAACATTGCTGCAGCTCCTTATTTTTATGTAGCTCAAGGTAGGACTAACACCTATCTTCAAGGTTCCAAGCGTTCTGACAAGATCAAAGGATGTCCTAGTGGATCTGGTTGTAACTCTAATATCACTGAGTGGTATAGAGTTAACGGTTGCCCTACTCCTCAAGTTCAGATCACTGAAGTTGATAACTGGAATGTAAAGTGTGGTGACGTTGTTACCATCACTCTTCGTGCTCATTCTTCTTATGTTGACACCTTGTATTTCAATGGTTTCACTCGTAGCATTACAGTTGTAGCTCCTTGTTGTGAGTGTGGTGGTAATCCTTGTACTGAAGTTGATTACACAGCTTTGGTTAATCAAATCATTGCTAAGTTTGAAGCTGAAGCTCCTGGTAACAACCCTGACAACATTAGCTTTAACACTTTCTATTTATTCACTCAGCCTAGTCCTGGTGTTCTTAGAATTACAGCAAAGCCTTTGACTAGATATGGTCAGCCTTGTGATGTTGCAGCGTTCCCTTTTGAATATGACAGATTGTACTTCCGTACATTTGTTTATTCTGGTCCTGCTACCACTGCTGACTTTATTGTTGCTGATGCTTGTAACATTGTTGCTGATGCTACAGTTGTTCAAACTTCTAACTATGCATCTGGTACTTCTGATGAAATCATTCAGTTGGAGAAGAACTACTACAGCTACCAAGCTGGTTACCTGAAGCATCTCTACAGGATGGCTGGTTACAATCAAAACTTTGAATCTTGGGTTTCTGCAGGTACAACTTATGATACCTACTACATCAAGTTCAATACTTATGATAAATCAGTATATCAGTGGGGTGATTATATTCATGAAGATAGCATGGTGATCATTGCTGTTCCTCAAGGTTCTGCTGCTGCTGTATCAGTTAGCGCAATCCTTACAGCTGGTCTGGGTGCTCCTGAAGATAAGAGTGCTTGTTTGACTACTACCACTACAACCACTGCAGCTCCTTAGTAGAATAAAGCAAATCATATAACCTGTGCCTGAGGGTGAGAGAGGATATTCTCAAGTCCTCGGGCACATTTATTTTAAATAACATGGCTAACGTATTGGATATATTAGTTATTGACACACACAATGTTCTCACGCTAGGTATAGCTGATTCATCTGTGTATGACGTTACACCAACATCACCAACAATTGAGATTACAGTTCCTGGTTTTCCTCCTGTATTACTTCCTTTTGTTCCAAACGATTTTAATTTGTTCAATTCCACAATATTAGGATTGTCTGCTGTTGGTGACCCACTGCAACCACTTCCTGATGGGATTTATTATTTGACATATTCAATTGCTCCTGCAATTACAAATTATGTTAATAAGACAATTATGCGTGTTGAACAGATACAGGAAAAGTTTGATGGTGCATTTATGAAACTTGACATGATGCAATGTGATCTTGCAATTAAGCAACAATCAAGAGTTGAGCTTGATAGCATCTACTACTTCATACAAGGATCAATTGCAGCAGCAAATAATTGTGCTGTAGAGACATCTAATAAACTGTATATGCAAGCAAATAAAATGCTTGATAATTTTATAAGGAACAACTGTGGTTGTTCTGGAACTAACTATCTTGTTAATTTTAGATAAATATATTTTATGGCACAATGTAGAAATTGTGGAGCAAAATTTGGATGCGGCTGTCAGCTAATTAACGGTTTATGTGGAGCTTGTGATGCTGCAATTAAAAAAGGTATTAAAAAATTCAAAAATGCTATCTCCAAGATTAGTAAATTGTATTGATTGTACAACAGAACAAGCGCTTATTGCTGATATTGATTGTAGGTTAACAGAGTTGGCTAACAATCAATACAACAACATCGTATTTATTCTCAATCTCCCTTTCCCTAGAACAGTGATTGGAGATCTTCTGAATTACAAAAGAATATTGGTAAGCAAACTTTGTAATCCAGAATATGCAGCTTGTTATACAGTTGCAATGATAGCTAGTAGAGTTAAACTTCTAATTCATAAATAATTATAAAATGAGTTGTAATAATTGTTATAACGGTTGTGTAGAAACAACATCTGATAAATGTGTAAGATATACAGGAAGCGCTGTCGAAGAGTTATCTATAGAAACTGGTGATAGTCTTTTTGTTGTTGAACAAGCATTGATCGATGCTGTAGTTTCTTTTCTTGATGGAACAGGAATAGATATTACAATTGACCCAACAGCATATTGTGCTCTTGTAGTGGATTATCTACCTACATGTAAACCTATTTGTTCTCCTCCCACAGCTGTAGAGCTTTTCGAAGCTCTTGTAAAAGCTGCTTGTGATCTTCAAACTCAAGTTGATGCAATTGATGCTACACTTGCTACATTGAATGCAGATTATACAATAGATTGTCTTACAGGCGTAACAGCTAGTTCTGACACACACGCTATTGTTCAAGCTATTATCAATAAACTTTGTGATCTTGGTGTAGACCTTGCAGCACTTGCTCTTGATGTAGATACAAATTACGTTAAGCTTTCTGATCTAGATGCTCTTATACAAGCCTATCTTGATAACTCAGGATCATCATCAGAATATTATAACAAGATGGTTCCATACACAGCTGTAGAGTATTATGGAACACTTGCAAACTTTGATGCTACAGGCGCAGGTCTTGGAGATTGGGTGAATATCTATTTATGTAATGGTCAGAATGGTACACCAGATAAACGTGGTAGGGTTCCTGTTGGAGCAATTCAACTTGTTCCTGGAGGTGCTCTGAATGCTGCAGTTAACCCTGCAAATCCAGGTAATCCTAACTATGCTGTAGGAGATGTATCTGGTGCTAATACAATTACACTTGATGCTACACAAATACCTTCGCATACACACGCTCTTACAGATCCTGGTCATAGTCATTTTATTTCAGGAAATGGAACCACTGCATCTTGTTCAGTTCCAGACAATTTAACAGCAATTGCTTCTGCAGGAACTTGTGGTACAAATGATGCATACACTCTTCGTCCAAGTGCACTTGCTGCTACAGTGGGTAAAAGTAGCACCAGTGTTACAGGAATATCTATAGCATCTACAGGTGGTGGACTAGCTCACGCTAACATCCAACCTGTTCTTGCTTGTTACTATATTATGTACATCCCATAAACTTATTCATATGTCGTGTGTTCCTGGAATGCCTTGTTATGAGAATACAGTAACTGTGTACACTACATATCCTCCTGGATGTGGTCCTGTTACAACAATTGGTTCTGATCATATTATATACACAGGTCCAAATCTTCCTTGCTCAGGTGTTTCAAATAATGATTGTCTTACAACTGCTCTTCAGAAAATAGACACTAAGATTTGTCCTGCACAACTTGTAGACACAATCCTCACTGTACTAGAAACTGATGCAGTTGCTCGTGCTAGATTTTGTGCAATTGTGAGCGATTGTAACATAATAACAACAACCACTACCACAAGTACAACAACTACACTACCTCCTGGATAAGTTCAACAACTTCTTGTTAACAATATTAAAAAACCCTGTTTTGTTGGTTTTACAGGGTGGCCTCCCCTGCCCTTTCTAGGGTGGGGGTTTTTAATTATACCAGTTAACCAATATAACCATCCACGTTAAAATAATTTGGTATATTTCAAATTTGTTCCTACCTTTACCTCAATTTAACCAAAGTTTTCATAAATGGCTGATAATCAATATCTTCTCAACCAGTTACAACAATTATTGAGTTGGAAAAAGAGCAAGAAGTTTTATGCAGAAAAGCTTGGAATAGGAGAAGAAGAAGTGGAGAGTCTGCTTAGAGAAATTAAAGAGTCAAAAGAAGCTATTAGAACTGAAGCAGAGACATCTGATTATATTGGTCTTCTTGAAGATGCTGTGGTTAAATATGAAGAAGATATTGCTAGGGGTGTAGGAGAAGTGATTTTCAATTCTGCTGAAGAAATTAAATCTCTTGATGAGCTTATTGTAAAGTCAAAGATTGATACAGAGAAGTGGGAAATAACTAAATACGTTCAGAACTATTGGGGAAATAGTAAAACTCCTCATTGGCAGGTCAAAGCTTGGATGGCTAAGAAATCCACTGAACAACTATTCCAAGACTCATTCATTGAGTTTCTCAAAGAGTATCAGCCTAAATGTTCAGAAGTTAAATTCCGTGAACAAAATCCTGATAAGCCATTAGCTTGTCTAATCATCAACAAACAAGACTCCCATCTAAATAAATTTGACATAGATGGCAACAATGATATAAACAAAAGGTTCTCTAATATTCTAAACAAAGTGGAGACCATTGTGAATCAAGCTAGTTTGTCAAATTACATGGAAAGTGTGATTTACATTATAGGTTCTGATGAATTCAACAGTGAGTTTACAGGAACTACAACTAAAGGAACTCCACAACAGAACATTCTCACCTATCATGATTCTTTCGAGAAGATTTGTAATCATGAGATAGAAATGATCACAATGCTTCTTGAGAACGTAGATGATGTACAAGTTATCTATGTAGCTGGAAATCATGATGAGTTTGTAGGATGGCACATGATCAATTGGTTAAATGCATATTTCAAGAGTAACTTAAGAGTTACATTTGATTGTTCTCCTAAATACAGAAAGTATATAAGTTATGGAGAAACAGCAATGATGTTTAATCATGGAGATGCTATGAAACCTGCAAAGCTTGCTAGCATATTTCCAATAGAATTCAGAGAAGAATGGTCAAACAACAAGAACTTCTACATATTCACTGGAGACAAGCATCATGAAATAAGCATTGACTTTGGTGGAATTAAGTTTTATCAAATACCTGCCTTTTCAAATGCTAAGAGTTCTTGGGATGAGAAGAATGGTTACACAGGCTCAAGAGCTGAGGTTACAGGATTCCTTATAGACTTTGAACAAGGAATGACTAACATATTCAAACAATATTTATAATGTCAACATTAAGAAAATTAGTTTCAGATGTACGTGGTATGCACAAGTTGCTTTCTACTGACTCTCTCATTACTGATAGAGTGATAGCATCTGAAGTTAAAAATAATTCACTTCTTCTTATCAAGAGAGAAACTAATCTCAGAAAGCTCTGGGCTACGGACACTCTTTTTACAACATTACCATGTCTTGAAATGATACAAGTTCCTATTTCAGAATGTTGTGATTATGTAGATCCTTGTTCAGTTTCAAGAAGTAGGTATAAATTGCCTCGTATATCTGAAGGAAACTATCAATATATTATTCAGGGTGTTTATTCTATAAACGCAATGAGCGGTCAAGGAAAGAAGCTTAAAGAGATTACAATCAATAGATATATAAATCTCCTAAAGCTTCCCATCATCAAGAATGAAGAATACTATTGGATTCAGAATGGTTATCTATATGTAAATAATCAATATCTGAGAGCAATCAGAATATCTGCATTGTTTGAAACAGATGTTCCAAATGAACTCCTCTATCCAGAATGTTGTTGCGGTGAGGACATTATTGTAGAAGACTTCTGCAAGAACCCCCTTGACAAACCATATGGTCTTCCTGGATATTTACAATCACAAGTGTTAGAGCTCACTACCAAAAAACTATTGTCTACTTATTTCTCAATTAAAACAGATCTTACAGATGATGGTTTGGACGGACAAGCTCCAAACGTTAAACCAACTAGTTAATGAGGAAAAAGATAGACTGGAGGTCAGCAAGCAAAGAAAACTACAACAACTTCTGCAAGAAGCATCCAGAGATCAAACTAAGCTTTGATGATTGGAAAGATATAATATACACATTTAACGAAGCATTTAGAAATTACATTCTTGAGACAGGAAATAGAGAAAAGCTTCCATATGGATTTGGAGAGTTCTCCATTGTAAAGAAGAAGAGAAGAAAGAAAAAAGGACTTAATGATGAGTTTATTAATCTTCCTGTAGATTGGCAAAGGACTAAACAGAAAGGAAAAATCATCTACAATTTCAACTACCACACAGAAGGATATTTTTTTGGATGGATGTGGTTTAAAGAAACAGTGAGAATTAAAGGTACAGACTTTTGGTATTTTAAACCATCAAGAGTTACATCAAGAATGCTTGCGCACTACATCAAGGCTGATGAAAAATATCAGCACATCTATAGAGAATGGCAAAAATAAATATGAAAGAAAAAATTAAATATACACCAGGAGAAAAATTTGGTAAACTTACCTTTATAGAAGAAGATTTTCACGAAAAAGAAATAACAGGGTTTCAAAAATATAGAAAAGCTGTTGTAGAATGTTTTTGTGGTAAAAAATTTATAACAAGGATCAGTGGATTAAGAAATGGTAAAGTTAAATCTTGTGGATGTATAAGAAAAGATAAATTATCAAAAAGAATAACAAGACACAACATGAGCACAAGCTCAGAATACGCCTCTTGGGAAGCTATGAAATCAAGGTGTTTAAATTCAAAAAATAGATTCTATTATAATTATGGAGGAAGAGGTATAAAAGTTTGTGAAGAATGGTTAGATTTTAAAAATTTTATAAAAGATATGGGAAATAAACCCAATAAAAATTATTCAATTGAAAGAATAAATGTAAATGGTAATTATTGTCCTGAAAACTGTAAATGGTCTGATAGATATGAACAAGATAGAAATAGAAGAAATAGTGTTAAATTTTTTATAAACGGAGAATATAAAATTTTAATGGATATAGCTAGAGAAAATAATTTACACCAACAGACAATAAAAAGCAGGTTATTAAAAGGGATGACAATTGAAGAAGCTATTGATAAACAGTATAAATACACTAAAAAATGAGTTATTATTATAAATACAACTTTGTGTCTCCTGAACCAATATATGCTATTGTGATGGAAGAATTGAAGTCATATATGGATACTGGTGCGGTAGACAGTTTGATGTTTCCTACATACACAGATAAATGTCTTAGAAAACTTGGAAGATCATCATATCAAATTCAAGAAACTTATCTTGATGTTTGTGATTTTGAAGCAAGGCTCCCAGATAACTTTTATGCTGTAAGAGAAGCGTGGATGTGTACATCTGTAGATGCACGACCATATCAATCAGCAAACTCTTTTTATTCTCAAGCTGCATCAGAGACAACAATTCAAGTGAGTCCTGTTATATCTGGAGGAACTCCATGTACTAATGAAGGATGCACAGATCCTGGCTGTGATGGTCATAGTTGCCTACCCTTGTTAATTCAAGCTGTCTACAAGACAAACAATGCAATTAATCGTTCTGTGCAAAGGCAATATCTACTTAAACCAGGAAACATTTCTGTAAAAGCACATTGTTCTTTAGATTGTGCAAATCTTGGTAGCTCTGCTGCTGATAGTTTTGACATTAGGGATAACAAGTTTGTTACAAACTTTAGGAATGGTGTTGTTCATTTGGTATTCTACGCGTACGAGTATGATGCAGTGGGTAATCAAATGATTCCAGATAACTATCGTATTAGGGAATTCATCGAAGCATTTATTAAATATAAAGTGTTTGAAACTCTGACAAATCAGATTAACGATGAGACATTTAACCAGATTCAACAGAAGATGGTTAACTATAAACAACTTGCTGATGAGGCATTCATCATGGCTGATATTGAAATTAAGAAGCAAGATGTATATGCTAAGCAGAATAGAATAGTTCAAGATTTGAATAGGTTTAATAAGTACGAACTACCTAATAGAACTAACAGGTACGGTTGGAGAAGAAACGGATAACTTATATAAATTACAATGGCTGATCAACAACAATCAAATATAATTCAGGAGAACAATGTTGCTCGAACTGGACTCAATATGGACCAAACGGTCAACCAAGTTGAGAAAGGTAAGCTTACGTATGCCCTGAATGCTGCTGTAGAAAACTTTGATGCTAGTTCTGTTAACTATCAGAATGAGCCAGGTAATGAACTATGTCTGAACTTTCCCCAAGAGTATCATTTAATTGGTACACATCACATTGTTGAACAAGCCAAACATATATTCTTTCTCACCAATCCTAATACAGGAGCTTCTGAGATTGGGTATATGGATAATAATGATTGTGTTTATAAAACACTAATCAGCGCACTATGTCTCAACTTTAACATCAACCATCCAATCCATAAGTCTGTACACAAAATAACAAACTGCTCTACAGAAGTGTATTGGACAGATGGATTTAATTCTAGGAGATATATTGATCTTGATAATCTGCCTTTTAAAATTCAACCAGGCACTGATGTTTGTGAAAATCAAACAACCACTGAAATAGATTGTAACAAACTAAACATTCAGCCAGACTTTAATATTCCTGAGCTTGAGGTGGTAGAAGTTATTAATGGGGGAAATCTAGTTGCAGGAACATATCAATTTGCCATCCAATATTGTGATGCTAATGGAGGTGCTTACACATCGTATTATTCTGTAACCAATCCTACACCAATTGCAAATCCTCAGTTCACCACTGCTGATTTTAACTATCCTGTAGGAAGGTCTATTGTATTGAACATTAGTAATATAGATGTAACTGGTTACTACCAATATTACAACCTTGCAGTGATAAAAACTGTAAACGCTATCACATCTGTTGAGCTTGTTGGAACATATTTCATAGATGATTCTAGTAATCAAATAACATACACTGGTCAAAATCAAACACAGATTAGACTGACCATTAATGATATATTTGAGAAGTTTCCATACTACGAGATTGCACAAGATTTGACAGCTGTTCAGGATATTCTTGTTTGGGATATTCTGACATCTGTAGATAGAATAAACTATCAGCAGATTGCTAATCAAATAGATCTTAAATGGCAAACTTATAAACTCCCTGCAAATGAAGACTATGCAGATGAGTTAAATGCAACCAATCTCAGAGGCTATCTCAGAGATGAAGTTTATGCATTTGAAATTGTGTTCCTGCTTAGGAACGGTAAACAGACAGATGGTTTTCATATTCCTGGTAGAGAAATATCTTTCACTGAACTAATACAACCAGATGTTCCTAATACCAATCCTGACTTCATAGGTGAGCCAGATTACACATCTGGTGCAACAGGATATAGTAAATATTGGAAAATATACAATACAGCTTCTGTAATTGGACCAGCTGTAGGAGATAATATTGGAAATGCTACACCATACCAATATGGTGAATTTGCATATTGGGAATCTACAGAAGTGTACCCATGTAATGAGAATGTTTGGGGAACTCTTGCTAATCAACCTATTAGGCATCACAAGTTTCCTGATGTTCTTGTAAGTCCTATATTTGAAAGTGGTACACCTACAATTGAACTTGATGGTACATACACTCAACTGAAGATTGAGGATAGGGCTATATTCCCAATTGGTGTTAGGGTGGATACACAACAGATTCAACAGTTTATTGCTACATCTAGTTTGACACAAGATCAGAAAGATGCAATTGTTGGATTTAAGATTGTTCGTGGTGATAGAAATACAAATAGATCAATTATAGCTAAGGGTATTCTTAGAAATGTAGGTAAATATGGCAGAGAAGGAACAGAGTATTATTTCCCCAACTATCCATATAATGATCTTAGAGAAGATCCATTTCTTCTTGAAAAGAACAATGCTTATAATCAAGAATGTATTACATGGACATTTACATGTGCTACAGCTGGTGTATATGCTTACACAGATTGTTACACAAACTCAACAGTTAATGCAGTGATGGCTGTTGGAGAAGAGTTTAATATATGTTCTATTACAGAACCAGTTGCTGAAAGTGGAACATTCACTGCTCCTCCAATTGCATTAGAATATGATGTATATCGTGTAGGTGCTGATGGATTTTATGCAAAATTTGTATATGTTGATCCTTTAACTAACGCAAATGAGCGTATTGTACTTTCATTCGCATCAACAAATATACAAGTTAAAGTGGGAACAGTTCCTAGTGTAGAACTTCATATTGGTGGATATACAATAGTGATTGTTACTGATTCTAGTGATGGACCTAATGAAAATTGTTATCCAGATCAACTTGCAGCATTTACTACTGATGATTCTAAATACAGACATGTATTTAATTCTCCAGAGACATCATTTGGACAACCCTTCCTTGGAAACATATTAAAGCTTGAAAATGCAATATATGGTAAAGGAGATGCACATTTTGTACAAGTTAGAAAGAATGCAACTTATAAATTATTAACTAAGCAGGCACAACAAGATGCTCTTGCTTCAAGTGAAGCAATTGCTGATATTACAGGTACGTTTGATTCAGGAGCAATGTTTGCTGCGTACCAATCATATCTCCAAATATACATCAACGGTATCACTAGAAGAAATTATGCTTATTCTTACAACTCTATAGCTGAGTATGATTACTCATCTAATATTGATAATAATCTAGGAATTAAACAAAGAACTCTTGATATAGCACAATATCTTATTCCTGGAGTTCAATCTGCAGGAGATAACTACAATATAAATAACTTTGAAAGAGAATCATCTGTTTATTTGAGAACAGATGAAGATAAGACAGCTCTTCCTTTTCCAAGTCAAACTACAACTTTACTAACTCCAACTGGTAACAGTGCAATTGAAGATAAATCAAGATATATTGTATCAAATGCACCTACTCTTAATGCTGGTTTAAACTGTGCTCAACCAGAGAATCTATTTGATATATCAACTGTTTGTTATTATGGATCTCTTAAGAACATATTTATAAATCAATGGGGACAAATTTATTCTTACGATACCATTGATACGGGTTTTCAAAGAATGTTAAATTCAAATACAGATCCTGTACAAACATTATTTGGTGGTGATACGTTTATTAATAAGTTTTCTTTTAAAACTAAACTTCCATTCTTTATTGATAATAGAGTTGGGGCTCCTGATGATTCAGATGTATTTTATGATGAAATAGGTAATGTTGCTTATCCAGCATATTGGCATTCATCTAGGTCTATTCTTTCTGATTATGTTGTTGATGATGGTGGTGTTGATGAAACAGTTTTAAAAAATGTTATATCAATTAAAGCTCACAACTTTGATTGTCCAAATAGTCAACTTCCTGCTCCTCCAGCAATTAATCCTGGAAGGACATATTATGATGGTAAGTTCTATTTATTTGCTTATGGTATTCCTACATTCTATTGTGAATCAAATATTAATGTAGACCTTAGGCAAGCATTTAATAATAGAGAGGGTGATTTCTACCCACACGTGAGTACAGGTATTCCTGATGAATGGTTGCAAGAAAGCTTTGTAACTATTGCTCAAGACAATACATATTATTACAATGCTACGTTCTCTAAACAAAATAAAGAGAACTTCTTCTCACATCTCCCTATCAACTGGAGTGAAGATCTTTGTTTGACAGTGTATCCATTTAGAGCAATCTATTCAGATAGACAAGAGAGTTATGTTGATAATAACACAAACAATTGGTTAATCTACAGACCAATTTCATCATTTGACTTTCCACAGAACTATGGAAAACTTACATCTCTTGATGGTATTCAGAATAGGGCTGTACTAGCTAGGTTTGAAAACAAGAGCTTGTTGTACAACACAATGTTGACAATTAACACAAGCAATCCTCAAGCTGCTTATTTAGGAAACGACACATTGTTCAAGAGTGCTCCTCCAATTGATTTTGCAGAAACAGATCTAGGATATGTAGGAAGCCAGAACAAGATGCTTCTAAAGATACCTCAAGGACAAATAACTGTAGATGCCAAAAGAGGACAGGTGTTCTTGATAACAGGTAACCAAGCTATGGACTTGTCAGCATTTGGTTCTGGATTAAACAGGTTCTTTACAGACCATTTGGCTTTTGAGATTCTTAGATATTTCCCCACTGTAAACACAGATAATCATTTCAATGGAGTTGGTTTACATGGTGTTTATGATAGCAAATATGATAGGGTTATTATCTCTAAACTAGATTATATTCCTCTGTCAAACAACATCAAATATGATGCTGCTCTACAGAAGTTCTATATAAATGAGCTTTTTGGTAACATCACTGTAAAAACATTTGTTGATCTCACCGATGTTACTTATTTTTGTAACAAGTCTTGGACACTGTCCTATAACGTAAATACACAAAGCTGGGTAAGTTTTCACAGTTACATTCCCAATTGGTATATCGCTGAGAACAACTTCTTCTATTCTGGATTAAATGACAGTTGCGATCTTGAAGCAATTGCTGCTGAAGAAGTATCCACTCCTCCTCTTACAACTACAACTACATCTACCTCAACTACATCTACATCAACAAGTACAACTAGTACAACAAGTACATCTACCTCAACTAGTACAACAACTACAACAACTAGTTCTACAAGCACAACAACTACAACTACAACCACTCTGCCTCCTGAAGATCCTGTTATTGTTATTCTTAATGCTAGACATGATCCAGCAGCATCTACATTCCCATCTCTACAATTTGCATATTCAACAGATGGGGGAATTTCATGGACTGCTACAGGAGCATCGTTCTCTGATACAACCTGCTCTCAAAGAGCAGTGATTACCATTCAAAGAAATGCTTCATTGATTACAAAAATTACAACAGCAGGAAATACAACAATTACATGGCAAAGTGCAAGAAGCACAACAGACTGTCCTGCTTTCGTAACTCCTTCTTGTACATTCCCTGCTCTTACAAATTTGAATTCAAGAACATATTATTTCACCGTAAATGGTGATAACCAAGGAACCTGTTAACTATGGCTAAGACAATCATCATAAAGTTAAAAAAGGCTGGCAAAAGAGTGACTATGTTTTCCATATCTGATGATAGAGGAAACATACTTGCTACAGATGTTCCTAAGAGCACTCTGATATCAGGGCTTGCTCTTAGTGTTGATGATTCTGTTAGAGTGATTGTTCTTACATCAACAGGAATTAATTGTTGTGGTAGCGTGTGGAATCTTCCTGTTACGACAATCACTAAACCTGAACTAGCAGCTATTAAGTTTCAAGAAGTTAACACAGCATCCATCTGGAAACATCTTACCAATCCTGTAATATATAACACTTATTACGGATGCATCAGACCATACATTATTGAATATCCTTTTGCATATCAATACTATGATGAGATTCTGCAGAACGTAAAAGACTATACAAAAGCATACACCTATCTATCTTCAGATGATGGTGTATTTAATGACAATAGGAGAATATCCATTAATGGATACTTTAATAAAGCAATTCTTTATAACGATCAACAGAGTACAGGAGTGCTTGAACTTGTTGCTAAACCTATGAACAACCTGAAAGAATACTTGAAATACCCTGTATATAACACTGATAGTAAGACAATTACGTTCACCAAAAGTGATAACTTCTATCAATACAATACGTTCTGGGGACTGGTGAAAGATAAATCCCTACCTTTGTTTACAAAGAGTTGTGAGTCTATGTCTGTAGACAAGATTGTAAACCAAGCTAATATGGACTATTCCAAACGCAGTTTCAAAAAAGAACCAATTAGAGGGAAAGATCTTAAAATAAGACACATTCTAGACTCACATAGTGATATACACTTAGTCAGCCAATTCCTCTATTCGCCAGCTATGATATCATATAAGTAAACATAATGAAAAAATATTATTTATACAGACATATAAGACTTGATAAAAATGAACCTTTCTACATCGGAATAGGTAGTAAACAAGATAGGTCACATCCTCATTGGAAATCTGAGTATAGAAGAGCATTTGAAACAAATAGGAAAGAATCATACATTTGGAATAATATAATTTCTAAAACAGAACATGAAGTAGAGATATTGTTTGAATCAGATGATTATGAGGTTATTAAACAAAAAGAGATTGAGTTTATAAAACTTTATGGCAGAATAAACAGAAATACAGGATGTCTAGCCAACATGACAGATGGTGGAGATGGTTTTGTAGGATATGTACCAAGTAAAGAAAAAATTGATAAACATAGAAAATTTTTGATAGGTAAAAAACAACCTGTTTCTCAAATACAAAAAAGGAACGAATCACGAAAAGGATATATACATAGTGAAGAAACAAAACTTAAAATATCTAATTCACACAAAGGTAAGAAAACATCTAAAGAACATTTAGAGAAATTAAAAAGAGGTCAAATCTTGGCTAATTCGAAGCCTGTTTTTCAATATGACCTAAATGAAAATTTTATAAAAGAATGGCAAAGTGCAACTGTTGCTGGAAAAGAAATAGGCTTACACCCAACATCAATTAGACACTGTGTTCAAGGTAAAACTAAAACATCAGGTGGATATATTTGGAAATCATCTCAAATCTCTTATAAATAATGTCTAATAAGATTACATGCACATGTGGACACTCCTGGAACAAATCAAGTTCTAGCAAGAAAGACATGAGAATATGTCACATCTGTGGAAAAGATAACACTATGAAAAATGGTGGATGGTTAGATGCATATGATGATGAAATGCAATTAGGTGGATATGTCTATCCAACCAACTATGTTCCACAAGCAGAGAATGGTATAGAAGGAACAATGGGTGGATTGACAGACAAAGGTTTTAATTACAATGGTGCATGGGGTGGTACAATGCAAATGGGTGGCTCTATGCCTGGTTCTGTAGGATTCACATACGCACGTACGAAAGGAATTCCTAGTAATGGTCCTTATGCAAAGAAGACAATGGCTAGTGCACAGAATGGTAAGGAGGTAGAGTATAAAGAGCTTCCTGAGATAACAGTTGTTGGTTCTAAAGATAAACAAACTAGGGATTTCTATAATAATCTGATAGATAAATTTTCAGAGGGTGAGCCTGCTTCAGCAAAAAATCCATTCATTGATGCAAGAGTGATGGGACAATATTTAGGGGTGATGAATATGGGTAAAGAGTACGGTTTCCCAAAAGTAAAATCTGAAACAAAATCAGGTATATATAAAAATGCAAGAGGGCACTACAATCCTCTTACTGAAACAATATATGCTAATGATGTTCCTACATGGGTTAGTGAAATAGCGCATCATGTGCAAATGAAAGATAATATTGTTGGCAAAGGGTTACAATGGTTAGGTAATGATTTAATAGAATATATTAAACAACCTATTGCATCAATTAAAGGAGAAAAACTTCCAAGTCCATATAAAAAAGAAGGAACTGTAGAACATGAAGCTCATAGCATAATTCAACCAATGCTTGAAGAAAGGGCTATGAAAGATTATGAAAAGTATAGAGATAGTGAACTTGCAAAATCTAGAGAAAAAAGATTTTTATATGAGAACAGAAATCTACAGAACGGTGGAGAAATGAAATTCTACCAAGAAGGACTAGATTGGACTCCTAAGAATATCAGTAGAGATGGAAGTGAAGTTCCACAGGCTCAGGCTGGATTCAGAGGTCTTGGACCTATTACACCAGATGATGTATCTAGATTCTTTGATTTGTTTTCCATTCCTCAAAAAGCTGTAACTAAACTTGTAACAGGAAAATACCAAACTCCTTCAGAGGCAATGAATATTAAGAACCCTGTAGGGGCATTTGCTGTCGATGCAATCCTTGATCCTACTAATCTTGTAGGAGGAGCAGCTGCTTCTAAAATAGGTAAAGTTGCAAAGTCTGCAACAAAAGCAAGCAAAGTAGCTAAACCAGCTGTAAGCTCTGCTGTAAAAAATGTTGTAAATAAAACTAAAAATTTAGAAGATTTACAAGCTGCAAAAAAATTTGCTAAGGATTATGGTTATAAATTACCTGAAAATTTAGAAAGAATAGCTCAGTCTGATGAACTTACTAACAGAACTGTTAGGGGGTTGATGAATAGACATAACACTTTTGTAAGAGGTGTTAGTACAAACTGGTCTGATGGTAGGCAAAGATCATTAGATGATCTTTCAGATTTGGGTATTGATTATTTTAAAAACCCAAAGCAAGCTGCAGAGTATATGGCTACGCATATTCCTGGGTATACAGGATATGGAAGATTTGGACTAGAACCTGGAGAGAGTGCGTTATACTTGTCAAATTCTATACCGACTGCAGAAGGTTATACATATGGTCAAGGATATATAGCAAAAGTTAAAAGACCAACAGACTTTTCTTCAACAAATAGACAAGATTGGATTAAGGCTAATGATTTTGATGTGTCGTTAGATTTTAAAGGTTCACCTCATAATCAAGGTATAGTCAAGAATGATTATATAAGAAGATTTCCAACAAGTTTGCGAGAGTTGTTAGCTACAACAGGAGACCCTAATAAGTTTACAAAATTAAAACAAGTTTTGGAAGAAAAAGAAAAGTTATATGAGAAGCTAGCAAATGAGTCTTGGGCAAAATATAATAATAAAATAGGAAAATTAGACTATCAAACAGATGCTATAGCTCGTAAAAATTCTCTAAGTGATCTTCCTGTACTAAGAGATAAACCTAACTATTTTGATAATTTGAAACAAGACTATCTTTTTACAATGAGAGATTTATCACAATCGTACTATGATATATTACCATATAGAGATGCAGTAAAAGGTATTTTTGGTGATTCTGATGTATGGAAAGCAGTTGGTAAAAATCTCTTTGGTAAAGTGGATCCTTTTTCTCATTATGCTATTAAAGGCAACCCTGGTACAAAAGTGCTAGAACTTTTAAATTTGAAAGAAATTAGTCCTGAAATTTGGGAAAATACTTCTCGTCTTCATACAAACAAATATTCAGACAAGCTAACAAGAAAAGAAGAAGGTGGAGAGATAAAGAAAGATGATATGGGTTATTGGAATCCAGAGAACTGGGGAGAGCCTGTAGAAATAAATTCTAATCAAATAACAATGCAAGGAGTGTATGAACCCCTTCTTGGCATTTCTGATACAGGAGACACACAAATAATGTATCCTGGAGAAGACTATAAATTTAAAGGTAAGAAAGTTACAGAATATCCTGTTAAGAAAAATGGTGGATGGCTTGATAGATACAATTAAAAAACCTGTACAATAACATATTATGAAGAAAGAAATTTTAAAAATTGCTGGTGTTAAATCTGAAGCTGAGTTCTACAAGAAGTTTCCTACAGAGGCAGCTTTCATGAAAGTTCATGGAAAAGAATTCAAGAAAGCTAAGATGGGAGCATCTATGATTAAGAAGCAATTAACCCAGCTTACAGATTTCTCTAATCCTCCACAGGCAGAGATGGGGAGCTATATTGGTGGTGATTCTACAGGATATCAAAATATTAATTTTGGTAAAGTTTATGGTGACATCGACTCATCAGTTGGTGTGAGTAGCCAAATGGAAGAGATGCAGGATAAGCTTGACTATCTAAAGCAACAAGACCAAGGTCCAATAGCATCAGCTTCTAAACAAGAAGGAGCAGGTGGTATGGATATAGAAAAAGTTGCACAAGCAGCTAAGATTGCAGGAATGTTTGCTGGAGTTCCTCCTATGAAACGTGGTGGTAATATTCCAAAGTATCAAAATGCTGGACCAGGATTAAAACCAACTGCTCCTTCATATATGCAGTTTGGTCCACAGTTAACCACTCTTGATCCTATGACTGGAAACGTTACATCTAACGCTACTGGAAAGGTTACACAGGGACAAACACAAATGCTTGATGATCAATTCTATGCACAACAACAAGGTGCACAACAACCTGCACAACCTGCACAAAAACAACAAACATCACTTGCCACTACAGCAGGGGGAAGACTTTTGGACAAAGGATTGAAAGCAATGGGTCCTCTTGGGAAACCTATTAGTCAAGTGGTAAATGCTGGTAGGCAGATTAAACAATCAATTGAGCAAGCTGCACAAGCTAGACAAGCTGGTGCTCTTAGTAAACTTGCACTACAAGCTTCTTCTATGAGACCAGAAGAAACTAAACGTAGATACAATCGTCCTGAAGATGCAATGGTTGATCCAAATCAACTTTCTCCTTCTTATGGAACAGGATATGATGTGATGCAAGCCACTGCTGAATATGGTGCACAGATTGGCGGTAATCCTACAGAGATACAAAATATGTACAATCCTGGAGATTTGTACATGGATCTTGGATATGAACCATTGAACGATAATGATCAAGTGAAACAATATAGAAGAGGTGGTAGATTGAAAATTGCACAGGGTGGACTTAGTATGCCAACTAATCCAATGTTTAATAAAATTGGTAATACAGCAGAGGTTGCTGGTGGTGTTGTTAGTGGTATTATAGATATGGGCACTGAAAAACGCATGAAAGAGAATCAACAGATTCTTGGACAAACTGCTTTCCAGTCAGCTACACAAGGAATGCAAAATCAAAATGCTGCATTCATGGAAGATGGTGGATGGGTTAGTCATGATTGGCAGCCACAAGTGATTACACAATTTGGCGGTTATAATCTCAAAGATCTTCTTAAAGATGATCCAACTATGGACACATTAAGAAGTGGTGGTCATTTAAAAGACTATAGTTACACTCCTCCTAGTGCTGAAGCATTAGAAACTATGGCAATGGGTGGTCAACTTAAAACTACATGGGGTGGATATGCTGAACCTATTTCACAGAACCCATATCTCCCAGGATCTGGAGAAACTGTAATGTTCAGGGGTAAATCACATGAAGAAAGTGATGGAAATGGACATACAGGAATTGGTGTTAAGTATGGTAGTGGTGGTCACGATAGCTACACTGACTATGCTGAATATGGAACAGAACAAGCTGATGCTGATGTTGAAGTGGAAAGAGGTGAACCAGCTACAGAACTTATGGATAGAGCCACTGGAGAAACTAGCATGATTGTTTATGGTGATATGAAGATTCCTTCTTATGGTGTAAGTGAACTTAAAGATCCAAAAGCAAAAGGTAAGAAGTTTAAGAACTATGCAAACGATCTTAGTAAAATAGAAAAAAGACAAAGTTCTATTCTAGAGAA